CGGCTTCGGCTACCTGCTGGCCAATGTTCGGGGCTTTCTTTGAGAGCTTAATAGAACCATGTGCGCCATCAATGATAGTGGCTCCCATCTTTTCGTAAAGCGGTTCTTTTCCGAAGATGCTTACATCGGGGTGTACAAAAGCATCCAGAACAGCAGCGTGTGTGCTGGTGGTGTTTTCGTTTGCGCGTTTGAAAAGCGGGGCGGTTGGGATTAAAATACCCCTTGACCGGATACCTAAAATATTTTGAAGTTCGCTCTGGGTTTCGCCTTCCAGCCCGTCGAGTTTGCCGTTTTCATTATAACAGCGAATAGCGCGGCTGATGCTGTAAATATTCGAAGCCTTACGCATTTGCTGCGGGGCGCCACTGTTACGCTGGTGCTGGGTTGCATCAGTTGCGGTGGATGCCTGGCGAGCTTCAATAAATTCGGCGTCAGTGATCTGACTGTCCAGTTCTGTAACTTCCGATTTCAGTGCGTCGAATTCGGTACGTTCCTCTTTCGAGAGTTTACGTTCTTTTTCCCCGTCCTTTGCAGCTGCGAGGATAGCTTCCATGCGGGTGACTTTCTCACTACGCGCGATTTTAAGTTGTTCTGAGCGCTTCATTATTTTTTCAGTTTAAGTATTTCAAGTTGTTTTACTAATATATCGTTTGGGGTTTCCTGATTTTCAGAAGATACAGGGGTCACGTTTTCGGTTTCCCATTCCTGTGAGCGGAGCTTAACTTCCGTATTTGCGTAGGCGCCATCTATAACTATTGAAATATCGCGGAGGCCTGAGAAATTTGAAACATAATGCACCGGGATATCTTCGGAAGTGTCGCGCCTCATCCCTTTGTCGGCAATAGAAAATATAAACGAGCTTTCGTAGTAGTCGCCCCGTTCTACCAGTTTGGCCATGTCGCGGCCCAGGGTGGTATCGGGTACCTCAATAATATACTTTAATCCGCGCTCATCTTTCACCAGTTCGAGGGTTCCCGATTTTGTGCGGCCCAGCATCCTGGCAGGTGAGTGGTCGACGGTGGCAATAACATTTAATCCGGGATCCTGCAATACCATATCCGGGGCGCCGGGTTCTATAACCTCGTAGAAGGTTTCGCCCCATTCGCGTATCAGCTTTGAGCGCTGGTTAAACACTATGGCATATCCTTCGATATACTGTTTGCCTGTGGCCTCATCGCTGCGGAGGTGAATGGGTTCGGTTAGAGAGCGGTTAATTATTCGCGTTTTCATTGCTTTGCGTTTGTTTAAGGTTAGGATCTTCTTTCTTTAATACTGAATATTCAGAGTAATTTTCGAGCGGTATATATTGCGCCTGCATGAAGTGCATGTTGCCCCACTTCCCTTCTATTGGTTTGTTGCCTAATTTCTTCGCGCCTTCGTTCGGGGTCATTAATCCATTTACTACCTGCTCTTTTATACCTGATACAAGAGTTTTAAAGTCCATACCGATAAGCGACATGATGTCGAACAGTACAGTAAAGCCGCGTTCTATTTCATCGCGGGTTAACAGCTTGCTGTTAATTTCGCTGATGTAAATTGATGCGATAGGCCCCATTGTGTTGTTCTTAAACAGGGTAGTGAGCTGTTCGACGTCGAGCTTTTCGGCGGAGCCATCTACCATAAACAGCGGTATGCCATAGGCGGCGCTTATATCTTCGCGGGTAAAGCGGAGGGTTTCTATCAGTTTAGCGTCGGCAAATTGCATGGCTATTGATTTCAGGCGGGTACCTATTGGAAGGTGTATCCACTTACCGGCATTGGTCGGGCCTGAGTATCTTTCCTGGAAATTGGTACTTGTTTCTTTTAAAACTCCTGCAGCTGGCCCCGACAGGTTGCCCGGTAAATCGGTTTCAAGTGCCATCGGGCTTGTTGCATTGTTCTTATAAAAGTTATCGATGGTAGAGGTGGCGCGCTCGTTAATGTTGGTCTGGCGCTCGATGGCTACCAGTGTAGATAATCCTATAATGCCATCTTCCGACATGTTGCGAAAGTGCAGGATGTCGGTACCCGGTACAGTTATTTCCACATTGGTGTCGGGCTGAACAAACCTGTAATATAAATTACCCCCTGAAAAATAGTAATCCCTCATGTATCCGGGGTGTATGATTTCGAGCGACTGAGGGAATGCTGTGGTGGAATCCTTATGTACACGTACCAGGGCGTTACCAAATTCAGAGCGGTGGTATTCCACTGTGCTCCAAAACTGTTGTGCATTCTGGTAATTGTTAGGGCGGGTTTTCAGCAGGTAGGTGAGGCGGTGGCGCTTCATTTCTACCTTGCCTGTTTCGTTATCTACCCATACAGAAAGCGGCATTCGGGAGAGGTTGTCGCTTAGAATTTTGCAGCAGGTGAATACAGTGGCGATCTTTTCGGGCTGGCCCGTTACACCGTTCGTTTCAAGCGACTGCATGGTAGTGCCGTACCTGTATATAATACTGTTTTTTGCCTTTGTCCAGAGGCCTAGTAGACTTGCAAGTATGTTCATTTTTTCGCGCGTTACACTGTTATGTAATATATCTGAAAAGTTATTCCTGCTGTAGCTTGTCGGCCATCAGCTCCTTAAAGAATGCGGCGGTGGCATCGCCGTTATACTGTAGCCATGCACCTATGGCCATGCCCAGGGCGACGGGACCGTCGACCGAATCCTTAGATTTATTTTTCATAATCTTAATGTTGCCGTTGCCATCGTAGTATAGTACGATGTTGCGGAACATCCACCTCATCACAGGGTTATCGGTCATAGCTATGTTTTCCTCGAAGAATAAGCGCTCGATGTATTTGAGCGGGAAGTTAAACCAGGTTGTTTGTTGTTGGAAGTGCTGGCAGAAGATATATAACTCCTGCTCAATTTTGGGAATGATGTAGCCAGAGTTCCATTTGTCGTAGTTGATCTGCTGAATGTTAAATACTGTGTGCCAGTGCCGCACGCGCTCGAAAATAAAATCCTGGTCGATGGTGGGGGTAGGGTGTTCGATGATGTAACCTTTCTTTATCCATTCGCCCAGGTCGATACCACTTTCGCGGATGCGCTTCACTTCATTCTGCGGGAAATGAAATTCGTGTATGGTTGCCATCTTCCCGGTGGCCTCATCGGTCCATACGATTTCTATGGCGGCAAAGTCACGCACAGAGGCGATGTCTATACCCATAAAAGCATCTACCCGTTTACCTGCAGGTGGCGGGATGGTATAGAAACATTTAACATACTGGTCGTCGGGTATCCACTGTTCGAGGTTGTCGAGGTAGCGGTTTAAATTCTTTGTTATGAAATTGTTTAGCTCTGAAATGGTGAGCTTTGCTTTTTTGTATTCGGCTACCAAATCATCGAGGCGGACCGTCTGGTTAATGTTGGGGTTTGCTTTTTCCCAGAGGTGGAAATCCTCTACCTCATCCTCATCATCCAGGCAGTATAAGGCATAGAAGGTGATATCATCTTCGACAATACCCTGGAGGACCTTCTGCCCGGTCTGGAGCATGGTGTAGAATGGATAGTCTTTGTTAAACCCTGCAGTGCTGGTGATAATACCCAGAGGATTGGCCCGGAACATGGTACCGGATTTCATAACGTTCAGGAAGTCGAGCGTCTGGTGTGCGTGCATTTCATCCATGATGTAGATGCTGGGGTTCAGTGAATCGTTCTTCTCTGGCTTGTTGGCAAGGACCTTCATAAGTCCGTCGCGCTTTGGGTAGAGTATTTGAAACTGTTGGGGCTTTAATCGCTTCCGGAGGGCGGGCGAATGTTTGATAATAGCCTTTGAGTATTTGAGGGCCTGCCCTGCCTGCTCGCGGGTGGTGGCGCAGAGGTAGGCCTCCGGTGCTTCCTGGTAATCGTACATCAGTATAAGGAATTCAACTACGACAAAGAATACAGTCTTACCGGATTTCCGGGCGGTATATAAAAGAGCATAGCGGTACCGGCGTTTACGTTCGTGGCCGGTGTAAAACCATCCGAATATTTCGGACAGTATCCATGCCTGATAGGGTGTTAGATTAAAGCGGGAGTATGAGCTACCGTTACTTATACGGGTAAAATAGAAAAACTCATAAACGCGCTCTACTTCGGAACTGTTAAAATAGATGTCAGTGCGCTGCTGGTCGCGGCGGGAACGTTCCACAGCTAACTGTATCCAGCGGCTGGCTATCTGCTTTCCGCTTTCTACGTCGCGCTTGTACTGCTCCGCCTTCTGTAAGGTGGCGGATGTGTAGGCGGCTATCTGTTTCGAGTTGTCCGGTTTGGCCATTAAAATATTCTTTCATCGCGCGGCGTTTAGTCGTTCATGCCATCGTTATCCTCATGCTTAATATCCAGCTCTTTGCGGTCGAGCGGTGACATGCCCATCTTTTTGCTGATGTCCTGTATGGTTTTAGCCATCTGGTAGAATGTACTGATAGCGTGGTTCTTCTGCTTAACGGTTTTCTTCTTATCGATAAATACCATGATGCCATTCTCTGCCACTTCCCAGAATGCGCGATCGCGTATCTCGATAGCCTGCACCAGAGTTTCGATAAGCGTTTCGTCTACCTTCTCGAACCTGCCGTCGGCATCGAGCTCGCGTTTGATCTTTGAGAAACGTGAGCGGAGTGCGTCCATAGTTTCGCGGCCCTTCCCCAGGTCGTAATCTGTCCGGGAGAAGAATGCCTCTACCTGTTTTTTATTGAACGACATAATGTTATATTTTA